TCCGCACCGATAGAGGGGGGTTAGAAAAATAATGCCGAGGACACCCGCCCCGCTCACCGTGATGGATGGCGCTGAACATGATCATTCTGGCTGGTGGGCCGCGATTGATCCGCATGGCGCGCTGATTGTGGCTATTTTCAGATCGGAAGCCGATGCCCGCGCCTTCGTGGCGCTGCCCGCGCTCCAAGAGGCGGCAGATGCAGCGATTACGTTCCTGAAGTCGGTTGAATGGAATGATCGGTCGAGCGAGACTGATGCAGGCGATTTGATTGAGCAGTTCAGATCCGCCCTCGCGCAGGCCGACGGCCCCGCCCCCAAGGAGTAGCAGGATGAAGTTCAGAAAGAAGCCAGTCGTGCTCGATGCTTGGTTGTTCGATGGATCTTATGAATCTTACGCGGCTGTCCCGAGTGGCGGCATCGTTCGTTGGTTCAGTTCTGGGCCAAGCGGTCGTCCAGCGTGTGTTGAGGTTCAGACACTTGAAGGCACGATGACAGCTTGGGCTGGTGACTGGATTATTCGCGGCGTCAAGGGCGAATTCTACCCGTGTAAACCAGACATCTTCGCAGCCACCTATGAGTCGGCCGACGGCCCCAAGGAGCAGCCATGAGCCGAGAGGATACAACGAGCGGATTTATCAGATCGGAGCTTCATGGTCATGTCTGACGCCCGCCCCCCTGACGACACCCCGCGCTGGCAACCGATAGACACGGCCCCGAAGGATGGCACATGGATCTGGTGTGTCGAGGCTGATATAGCCTGCAAGACAAACCCAACTCAATATGCGATGCGCTGGTGCGATCAGCGTAATGCGGGCTGGTATGACGACTACAACGGGCAGTGTGATCCGACCCACTGGATGCCCTTACCGGAGCCGCCCAATGTCTGAACGGCCCGTCGCCCCTGACGACACCCAACATGAGAATCGCGGCCGGGATGATGACCGGCTCGGCGTGTCGGCTCCTGCCTCAACGCAGCGATCCAACAAAGACCACGCTGGACGCGATAACCGCGAAGCCGGGTCAGAACCGGCCGATTCTCACACCACAGCCGTCGCCCCTGACGACACCCCCACACGCCTCCCTGCGGCTACACACCACGGCTGCACTGGACCGATGAGTCTGAATTGCAGTATGGAAATCCATCACCATTGTTCAGGCATTTTCAAAACGGCGGACATGGAAAATCTCGATATGACACACCAATGCGGTTGCTGGTGTCATAAAGCGCAGGCTGAAGCTACCGAGTTACGCGCCGACGTCTCCCGTCTCCAGCAGGAGCACACCGCACTCCAGCAGCAGCTTAAATCTGAGAAACAGGAGCGCCTCATCTGGTCCAATGAATCGAAAATACTCGTCCGAGAGAAACAAACGATTGAGGCGGAACGCGCTAAGTTATTGGAGGAGAACGCCTTGCTCCGCAGAAGCCTGGAGATGCTGACCAAGCAACTCGATGAGAAGGACAAGCGCATTGATGAACTCGTGGGAATCGTTGGCGAGGTTGACTGAGGTGTATACTTCGGTGCCGATTCTACTGAATCTACTTCATGCCTAAAGCGAAGGGTTCTCCGAAGACCGGGGGCCGTCGGGCCGGCACGCCGAACCACGCCACGATTGATAAAGTCCTGAAGCGGGAAGAGTTGCGCCGCATCATCTGTGCCCACTTAGAGGAGATGACGGACGCCCAGGTCGCCAACGCCAAGGGCATCAAATACCTCGTCACTCGCCACAAAAACAGCGGCAAGTTCATCCGCGTCACCGAAGCGATGGCTAAGGTGAAATTGGGCGATGACGAGGAAATCATTGAGGTCTGGGAGAAGGATCCCAGCGTCCAGGCGTATACGGATCTGCTCAACCGGGCGCTCGATAAGCCAGCGGAACAGGTGCAAGTGACCGGCGCTGACGGCGGGCCGTTAGAGATTGTGCTCAAGGTGCCCTGGTAGATTCGCAGAATCCTTAGGAAAAATGGCCCCTCTCCACCGTATGGATCGCGCGTGGTCATCGAGCTGACCTACACCCCGCGCACGCCGGCCCATCTGGACATTCACAAGGGCATGCGAGCGCATCGGTTTGGGGCCGTGGTCTGCCACAGACGATTCGGCAAGACGGTCCTGGCCCTCAACCATCTGCAGGTGGCCGCGCTCGAGTGCAAGCGGGAACGGCCCCGATTTGGCTTCCTGGCCCCGACCTACACCCAAGCCAAGAGCATCGCGTTTGACTACCTGACGCACTATGCCAGTCCCATCCCCGGCTGTAAGGTCAGCATCTCCGAACTGAGCGTGACCTATCCCAACGGCGGGCAGGTGCGGCTCTACGGCGCGGACAACCCAGATAGCCTGCGCGGGCTCTACTTCGACGGGGTGGTGCTGGATGAATACGGTCTGATGCCGCCGAAGGTGTTCAGTGAGGTGCTGCGGCCGGCGCTCAGTGACCGGCAGGGCTGGGCGCTGTTTCTCGGCACGCCCGCCGGCAAGAACCAGTTTTACGACGTGATCCAGCAGGCGAAGGGGGATCCTGAATGGTTCTTCTCGAGCCATAAGGCGAGCGAGACCGGCATCATCGCGCCGGATGAACTCGCGGCGGCTCGTAAGGACATGACCGCGGACGAGTTTCAACAGGAGTATGAAAACTCCTTTGAGGCCAGCATCAAGGGCGCGATCTACAGCGCGGAGCTCGAAGCGGCGCGGGCGTCTGGCCATATCTGCAGCGTGCCGATTGAGCCGACGGTGCCGGTGGATACGGACTGGGACCTGGGCGTCGGGGATGCGATGGTGATTTGGTTCAGCCAGTCGCTGCGGTCGGGCGAGGTGCGGCTGATTGACTACTACGAATCCAGCGGGGAAGGCTTCCCGCACTACAAGCAGGTGCTCGACAAGAAAGGGTATCTTTATGGCAAGCACTGGGCGCCGCATGACATCCAAGTGCGGGAGATGGCCTCTGGGCGCAGCCGGCTGGAGACGGCCCGCAGTTTAGGGATTACGTTCCAGGTGTGTCCGAACGTGGACCTTGAGGACGGCATCCACGCCGCCCGAATGCTGCTGCCGCGGTGCTGGTTCGATGCGGAGCGGTGCAAGGCGGGCCTCGAGGCATTGCAGCATTACCGGCGCGACTACAATACCCGCCTGAACGAGTTTAAAGCCGTGCCGGTGCATGATTGGGCGAGCCACGGGGCAGATGCTTTCCGGTATCTTGCCACGCGGCAGCGGACACCTGAAGTGGTGGCTGCGGCGCAGCCTTACAGACCTCGCGTTGGGTGGACCTAGAACCGGTGTATACTGCCGTGCCAGTGGACCCCTACTCAGCCCTGAAGACCACAGATACGTGGCGCGGGCCAGCGAAGCTGCAGGTAGCGGAGCGTGACGACCTGTCGGCCGTGGTGGCGCTACTGACCGAACGCATTGCGGCTCTTGAGCGCCGGTATGCACGGCTTGAGGAACACATCCATTTCACGAAGGAACAGATTGCCGGCGTGGGCACGGTGGAGATTAGCGGCCATGAGTCCTGACGAGCGGCAAGCCATCTTCGCCAAGGCGGTCGAACAGCTCCTGAAGCTGTCTGTGGACGATAGGGCGTTTCTGAGGTCGATTCACATCTCCCCGGAGTAGCCATGCCGAAGTCAGTCCGCGGTGTGATGCGTGAGTTCAAGGACGGCGCCCTCCACAGCGGCAGTTCGACGGGCCCCGTGGTCACCAAGCGCAAGCAGGCCGTGGCGATTGCCCTGAGCGAGCAGGACCAGAACCACGAGTCCTACGCCTACGACTGGCGCAAGCACGCCCATCCCACCAAGAACCTGAAGCACTACGCGCATCCCAAGAAGTCAGCCTGATGGGCAGTGAGGCGCGAGCGAATCCCCGGTCCCGCGAAGCCTACACGAGCGGCCGCGGTGTTCTAACGGCTCGATTGGCGCTCTTTGCGGACCACTTCAAGACACGCACAGATTTTGATGCCTACGTGGCGCAGGCTAATGTGACGGACGCGGAGCGGCGCTTCCTTGAGAAGCTACTGCCCGAACGCCTGCGGGTCACGGAGTCCTGATGCCTGAGACGCCAGAGGACCGCAGTCAGTGGAACAAACGCCCTGATGGCACCACGAAGGGGAGCGGGTTTCTTGGCGTGTTGTCGCGCCCCGACGGGCGTGTCTCGAGTGAATTAAGTATGGGCACCACGGACGTAACGGGGAAGGAATTAGATATTCCCACGCTGGTGCCGACGTTGACGAAGGATGAAGTCAAGTCTTTGCTGGCTTCTGACGGGGATAAGATCCCCGATAGTATCGCAGCGAAAGCGATTTCACATGCGCGTCAGCGGCTTGCCCAGAAGCGTCCGGTCTTTGCCGACGAGGGCGAGCAGCAATACCATATCTATCCTGATCTCAAGCGGGTCGATGTGCCGACGGCAGGATTCAATGATGCCGTCATCAAGCCGATGGCTGGTCACGAATCAGGCGGCTACGACTGGCGCAAGGCCAAACGCTGATGGCTGAGAATCCCGGCCGCCCCCTCCCGGCGCGTCAATCCAGCGACTCCGCAGAGGATGATGCGCTGCTCGTGGAGCTCCGCGAGCGGTATACCTACGCCCTTGACCAGTGGAAGCCGATCCGTGATGCCGCCAAGGAAGACATGCGGGTGGTCGGTGGGGACCCATGGGCGCCGAAGGACCGCCGGGCTCGAGAAGATGCTGGCCGGGTCTGCCTGTCCCTGGACGAGCTGCACCAATACTTCAACCAACTGATCAACGAGGTTAGAGCCAACCCACGGGCGCCGAAGTTTGACCCCACGGGCAACGGGGCGAACGCACAGACGGCTGAGTTCTATCAGGGCAAGATGCGGGAGATTGAGTATCGCTCCCAGGCGCAGATTGCCTATACGACCGCCTTCCAGAACGCGGTGCATCAGAGCTACGGCTGGCTGCGGTTTAACACCAAGTATCAGCCGAAGGGCTTCGTGCAGGACCTGTGGATTGACAGCATTGAGAATCCCGACCTCGTGCTGTCGGATCCCGATGCGTTGCGACCGTCCTCGAGCGACCAGAGTTACCTGTTCTATCTGCAGTCGCGGAGCATCAAGGAGTTTCGGCGGGAGTTTCCCAAGGCGCAGGTGACCAACTTCACGCCTGAAGTGGTGAGTCAGGCACCGGCCTGGATTACCCCTGAGCGGGTGCAGGTGGCGGAATACTGGGTGGTCGAGCCGGTCACGAAGGAACTGGTGCTGCTGCAGCTCCCGAACGGACAGACGCAGGGCTTCTACACCGATGAGCTCGAGCAGATGCCGACGAACGGCGCCAAGGTCGTGGACCGCCGGCAGGGCAAGTGCCTGAAGTCTGCATGTATCTGACCAATGGGGTCGAGATTCTGAAGAAGCCGGGGCAAGAGAAGCGGCAGCGGTGGGCAGGCAAATACATCCCGTTTGTGTCGTGCTTCGGGATGGTGATCTATGTGGATGAGGGGTCGGGCCCGAAGCGCAAGATCCTGAGCATGACCCGCTTAGCGCGGGATCCCTACATGCTGTATTGCTACTACCGGACGTGCCAGGCGGAACTCGTGGGGATGACCCCGAAGATTCCCTACTTCGTGCGGCGAGGGTCGCTCAAACCTGATCAGTTAGCGAACCTTGCGAAGTCACTCCACGAGCCTATTTCGGTCATTGAGGTCGAGGCGTTCATCGACGGCATGCCCGGTCAGGCGCCCGAATTTCCCGTTCGCAACCCGTACGAGCCGTTCATCCAGAATCTGGAGATTGGCGCAGAGTCGGCGCGGCGGGCGATTCAGGCCGCGATGGGGATCAGTCCGTTGCCGACGCAGGCCCAGCGCCGGAACGAGAAAAGCGGCATTGCGCTGCAGCAGATTGAGTCCTCGCAGCAGAAGGGGTCGTTCCACTTCATCGACCATTACAACGAGATGCTGCACCAGGGCGCGGTGATTGTCGAAGACCTGATCCCGAAGGTCTACGATACGCCCCGAGAGGTCGGGGTGCGGGACGCGAAGGACAACGCCAAGACGGTCAGCATCAACAATCCCCAGATGGCCCGCAAGGGGGACATGCCGAACGGCGTGGCGGGGGATCATACGGTGACTATCTCGGAAGGCCCAGCTTTTGAGAGCCAGCGGCAGGAGGGGGCGGCGTTTACCGATACGCTCGTCAGCAATCTGCAGATGATTGCCGGCGTGGCAGGTCCGAAGGTGGCGGCGGCCGTGCTCGGGCTGGCCGTGAAGCTGAAGAATCTGGGCGAGATTGGCGATGAGATTGCCAAGATTGTGACGCCTCCCGAGTATGCCGAGCAGGACGGGCAGGACAGCCAGATTCCGCCCCAGATCAAGGCGGCCCTGCAGCAGATGGGGCAAGAGAACCAGCAACTCAAGCAGGCCATTGAGTCCAAGGTGGCGGAGAAGCAGGCCGAAGCCCAGGCCAAGGGCCAGATTGACATGCAGAAGCAGCAGCTCGAGGGGCAGCAGAAGCTCCAGCAGTTGCAGGTGGAGCAGGCGGGCAAGGAACGGCTGGCCTGGATTCAGCAGTCGGCGCAGATTGCGATTGCGGGCGCCAAGATTGACGCCGAAGAGGCCCGCACGTTCGTGGATGCGGTGGAACAGCGGTCTGCGAAGGCGCTGGACCTCCACATGGAGCACTTGAGCCATGCTCAGGAAGCCTTGCACGCCACGGCGCAGATGACGCATGAGAAGGCGCTGAGCGAGCAAGAGCACGAGCAGGCATTGCGGGAGGCGCAGGTCGGCCATGCGCAGGCGCTCGAGCAGGCCGATCAGGGTCAGGCGCATGCCTTGGAGCAAGGGCAGCAAGCGGCGGACTTGGCCCCTGAGCCTGCGGAGCCGTCAGCATGATGAGCCTCCCGCTGTTGGAACGGCGGCGGGCCGTGATCATCTCGGATCTGCTGCTGAAGGTCGAAGTGGCCGACTGGCACGGCGTGGCCGATGCCGCCATGGACCTGCGGGAGATTGACGTAGCGATCAAACTGCTGAATAGCGACCGCAAACCCGTGTATACTTCGTGACCATACACCTTGGATAGAAAGTAACCAGCATGGCCGACGAACCGATTGCCGCCTCGTCAGCGGTCGCTGAAACGCCCGTTGCGCCCGATGCACCCGTCCTCCCGAATCTCTCGGGGATGAGTTCGGCGCAAGTGGCGGAATGGCGCAAGACCGGCGAAGCCCCGAAGGATGCCGCTGCAGAGTCATCCCCTGCCGAACCTGTGGAACAGGTCGCCTCAACGGAGGTCGCTGCTACGCCCGCCTCGGAACCGGGCTCACCGAAGAAGAAGAACGCCGAGAGTCGGAAACAGGAACTGCAAGCCGAGATTGACGGGCTGCTGAAGACGCGGGCGCAACTCCGCGCCGAAGTCCAAGCACCCGCCCCGGTCAGCCGCCCAGATGTTCAACCGGTAGCCTCATCGCCTGCCGCGGCCTTTCCTGATTACGATGCGTGGAGCACACAGCAGCCGTCTGGTGCCGATATCCGCTATGAACGCTACAGCGCCGAGTTTACGCTGGCGGTCGCGGCGGAAAAGGCGCAAGCGTTTGAGGAACAACGACGCTATCAGGCGGACGTGCGCGAGGCGGAAGAGGTCAAGCAGGCGTATCTCAGTCAGGCGGAAGTGTTCGTGCAGGATCACCCCGACTATTGGTCGGTGGTGAATCCCGTTACGACGCAGGTTCAGCCGACCCCCACCACGGAAGCGATGGGGAACGTGATTGCTCGCTCGGCCAGTCCTACGCAGTTGCTCTATCATCTCGGCCAGCATCGGGACGAGTTTCAGCGCATCGTCAGTTTGCCGCCGGCTCGCGCCGTCTATGAACTGGGGAAGATTGAAGCCCGCCTCACGCCTTCGTCGGTGCCATCTGTCCCTCGGACGAGTGCCCCGCCGCCTCCGCAAACGCTGTCTACTCGCGCTGTCGCGCCCGTGGATGATGTCGATGCGGCGCTGGCGTCTGGGGACTTTCGACGCTACAAGGCCGCGCAGAATGCGCGAGATGTGGCGTCACATAGATAGGCGGCTCCGATGCCGACAACGAACTCCTGGAATGTCGTCGATTGGCTGACGACTGAAGGGCTCCGACTGCTCACGAACAAGCTGGCCGTGGCCCAGTTTGGGAACACGAACTACAACAAGGAATTCACGCGGGACTTCGCGGTCGGGGAAACCGTCCGTGTCCCCCGTCCATTCCAGCCGACGATTCGCACCGGCCTCGGGTATAACCCGCAGGCGGTGACACGCATCTACACCACGGTCACGGTCGATCAGATTTTCGGCGTGGACCTCGAGTGGGATGACGTGCAGAAGGCGCTGGAAGTCACCCGCCCCGACGCGCAGCTCCGCGATCAGGTGCTCGATCCCTGCATGTCCTACATCGCGCAGGAGATTGACAGCCGGTTCACGCAGTATGCGTATCAGCACGCCAACAACGTCGTGGGCGTGCTCGGGACGGATCCGACCTCGACCACCATCACGATGCAGGCCCGCCAGCGGCTGATTGAGAAAGCCTGCCCGCCCTCGGGCAACAAGGGCTTCATCATCCCGCCCTCGGTGAACACGTCGCTGACCCCGGCGATTCAGTCCCTGTTTCAGCCCGATGACGAAGTGTCGCGGCTGTTCAAAGAAGGCTCCCTCGGGCGTCTGAGCGGGTTCAAGTGGTATGAGAGCATGTCGCTCTACAGCCACACCGCGGGCACCTGGGCCGGTGCCGTGACCATCACGACCACGATGGCGAGCGGCGATACCACGATTGCCATCACCTGCACCAACGGCGACACGTTCAAGAAGGGCGACAAGATCGGGATTACCGGCTTCTACGCCGTCAACCCGATGACCCGTCGCACGACCACCACGGCGACGACGATGCAGGTCACGGTCCTCGCGGACGTGACGGCCTCGGGCACCTCGGCCACGCTGAGCATCTCGCCAGCGATTTACGGCCCGGGTTCGCCGTATCAGAACGTGAACGCGCTGCCGACCGCGACGACCGCACTGGTCCTCTGGCCGGGCACCACGAGCCCGAACGGCAAAGTGGGCAAGGTCGGGCTGGCGATTCATCCCGATGCGTTCGCGCTGGTCGGGGTCAAGCTCGAGACGCCGAAAGCGGTCGAAATGTCCTCGCAACAGCGGGACCCCGACACCGGGATCAGCATCCGCTTTGTGAAGGCGTGGGATCCCGTGCAGTCGAAGATGATCCACCGGTTCGATGTCCTGATGGGCTTCGGGTCGCTCTATTCAGATAACTGCGCCGTGGCAATCGCCTGCGGTTAAGAGGAGAAGAACATGGCAATGCCTTACGGTTCTGGTTTTTCCCCGCTGACCGGCGAGCCGCGCAGCGGCATGATCCCCATCCCCACGCGGGTTGCGACAGCGATGACGCTGACAACCGGCGGCGGGGCCCGCACGCTGACCGCGGCCGAAGTCCTCGGCGGCGTGCTCATCGTGAACTGCGACGATGCCCAGACGGCGACCTTGCCGACGGCCACGCTGCTCAATGCGGCGCTGCCGGCCTGCTCGGTCGGCGCCTCGTTCGAACTCGACATCGTGAACGTGGGCGATACCACGCTGACGGTGGCGGTCGGCACGGGCGGGACGTTGGTGGTCGGGAACAGCAAGAGCTCGGTGGCGACGATTGCGCTGCTGAACTCGAAGCGGTTCATCATCATCGTGACCGGCGTGACGCAGAACGGCGATGCCTCGGACAGCTATCAGGTCATTGGCATGGGTTCGATTGCCGCCTCGGTGGCATAGTGTCGGATCTGACGTTTCCCCGTCACGTCTACTGGCGTGGCGGGGTCTTTCTCATCGTGCAGACTGTGTCTGACTATGAGGCGGCGCTGCAGGCCGGTGGCCTGGACGCCCCCTCACCAGACTGGCCTGCGCCGGATGGGTATCGGCTGATCACGGATCTGCCGACTCAACCGGCGCATGATGAACCGAAGAAACCACGCGGGAGACCGCGGAAGACGGAGACCTAAATGGGTCAGATCACGATTCGCGGCGGGGGCGTGTTCACCTCGAAAAACATCGAGGACATCAACGCCAACTTCACGGAACTCTACGGCGGGGCGGGTGGCATCACCGGTCCCACAGGCGGCACGGGTCCCACCGGTGCCACAGGCCCATCGACTGGCGTCACCGGTCCGACCGGTAGCACAGGCCCGACGGGTCCAGCAACCGGCGTGACGGGACCGACCGGCGCAACCGGCGCCACCGGACCGACCGGACCCTGAGATGTTGGTCACGTCTCGAGCCATCGCCGCATCGGCGGCGTATGAACTCGGCACCCTCGGCCAAGGCGAAACGATGTCCGCGGCGGATCTGGCCCAATGGCTGGATCTGCTGCGGGCACTCCTCAACGCCTGGAATGCGGATCGACGCGCCGTGTATGCGACCGCGTTCGACACGTATACGCTCGTGCCGAATCTCTTCCCGCATACCATCGGGCCGACGGGCACGTTTACGACCACGGCGCGACCGGTGGACATTGACGGGGCGAACCTGATCCTGCCGGCGACGACGGTGAACTTCAACGGGCAGATCACGATTCGGGATGCCCAGTGGTGGCTGAATCAGTCGGTGCCGCAGTTAACCTCGGACATTCCGACGGACTTGTATTACCAGCCGGATTATCCGAACGGGAAGATTTTCTTCTGGCCGGTGCCCTCGACCGCGTATGACGTGCAACTGATGACGCGGGTGCTGCTCGATGATGTGGTCACGACGGCGAGCAGCTTTGAACTGCCGCCCGGTTACTACGATGCGATCCGGCTGAGTCTGGCAGAAAAGGGGCAGCGTCCGTGGGCCCGTCCGCCGGATGTGACCCTGATCAACGATGCGAGTAAGGCGCGGGCGGTGATCTTCGACAACAACGTGGAGATTCCGCGGCTGCGCACGAAGGATCCCGGGATGACCCCCGGCAAGGGCGGATTTACCGCCGATTTCAACTGGTTGAACGGACAGATTGTCTAAGGAGTCCTGATGGCTGTGCTGTTCGTTCCGCTCCAGAAGATTATGCAGGCGCAGACGGCCCAGAACGCCGTGGCCGTGCTGCCGGATGACTATATCGGGCGCTACGTCGAATCGACGTTCTACGTGGTCTGGGACCATACGTCCGCGGCCGGCTCGGTGGTCGTGGAGACCGCGCACAGTCCGACCTATGCCGGCACGTGGGCGAATCTCGCCACGGCGAACTGGTCCGCGATTGACAAGATTACGAGCATTTCAATTTCCGGCGTCTATGCCGCGGTGCGGGTGCGCATTGCGACGGCGGTGACGACCGGCACGGTAGACGTGTGGGTCTTGGCCTCAGATTCGTAAGGAGTGACCGCGTGGCAAAATCCAGTTCCAGTGAATTACTCGAGCAGCTTGACGAGGCGTTTGACACCACGGAGCAGAAGGCTGAGGCGCTACAGTCGGTCCAGTCCGCGGCAGCGGACGCGATTGCCGAGAAGCGAGCCGAACTCGCGGCGGTGCAGCAGACGCATGATGCCTACGTCGAAGAGGCGCAGGCCGCCTATCGGGATGCCCGCGTGGCCCTCGAGCGCCTGCAGGGGCAACTCAACGAGCGCATCGGCGCCGCGGTGAATCCTCGCGTCATTGTGCGCGGATGACGACCCGGATCGGCGGGGTGGCAGAAGTCACCTCCAGTGCCTTCCGGCTGCAGTCGAATCAGTCCGAGGTCAAGCATGCCGTGGTCTCCGCGAGCGCGGGCGGGGCGACGACGCAGGTGGCGGCGGTCGCTGGCAAGAAGATCAGCGTCTTGGCGTTTGCCCTGACCTCGAGCGGCATCGTCAATGTGAAGTTTCAATCCCATACGACGGGCGATATCTCTGGCTTGTTCTACGAGATTGCGAATACCGGCTTCGTGCTCGGTCCGAATGAATGGGGCTGGTGTGAAACGGTCGCGGGCGAGGCGCTGGACATCAATCTGTCCGCCGGGGTGCCGGTGGGTGGCGTGCTGACGTATGTGGAGGTCATTCCCTAATGCCGGCGCGGCCGATTATCATCCTCCTACAGCAATCGACGAGTCCTCCGGTCTATACGTATCTCTTGCGGGCGGATGTGGCGGTGGCGCGGCAGCCGTTGTATGCGAAGCCAGGGTATAAGAGTCCGTTTCAGCCGTTAGCCCCGGATACGGATCCTGATGCATCGGCGCTCGTCAGTGGTGCCGTGGTCGAAATCACGTCCGTGCTAACGGGCGGCGGGGGGCAGACGCTGCCGCAGATTCAAGCGGAACTGGTGACCCGTCAGGCGGACTATCAAGCGCAGATCACGGCGCTCACGACGTGGAACCGTTACGGCACGTTCTATAACGGCACGGTGTGGACGGCGCAGGGCGTATAAATGGCGACTACCTTCAAACCCGTCTACGCCTCAGGTGCCGCGGTCACCATCACGCTGGCCTCGCTCGCAGAGTCTAATGACTGGACGGCCGGGCGGCAGTCGAGCGAGATCGATAACACCACGAATCTCTATGATGACCTGTTGGTGTCGGGCAAGATCACGACTGGCACCACGCCCACCGTCAGCACGCAGATTAACGTCTACGTGGCTGCCTGGGACGCGCAGGCGAATGCCTATCCCGACGTGATTACCGGTGCGGGGGATGCGGCGAAAACCTTCACGTCGGTGAACGTGCAGACCGGAGCGGTAAAGATCATCAAAGCGATGCTGATTGATTCGACCAGCAACCGCACCTACTACTTCAGCAACGAATCCGTGGCCGCGCTCTTTGGGGGCATCCTGCCGCAGAAGGTGGTGTTCTTCGTCGCCCATAACACGGATGCGAACCTGAACGCGACGGGCGGCAACCACGCCATTGACATCCAGGGCGTGCAGTGGCAGGGCGTCTAAGATGTTCCTGAGACTGCCGAGCCGAGCGGGCACGCGCCCGCCCGTGATTTACGGCGTGAATAAAGATTCGTCGCTGGCGCAGGGACTCCTCTCATGGGTGGAGCCGAACGCCAATGGGCTGATCAATGACTACGGAGAATTGACCGCCGATATGGGCTTTGGGTCAGGTGGCACGGCGACGATTCTGCCCAATCCCTTCGTGGGAGGGACGAGTTTCTATGCCACGGGCGGGTCGGCAGTGGTCCTCCTCGGTGGGGGCACGGGTGATGTCACGAAGGTGAGCACCTGGACGCAGCGCCTCGTGTTTACGGTGATGAATTATCCCGGTGCGTTTACGGCCCTGTTGGATGATCCCGCCCGCACCAATAGCGCCTTTCTGAATAGCAGCGGGATCGTGACGTTTTCGGGGTTTCAGTTGACCACGGTGAATATCGCCACGGTCCTCAATCCGCTGACGGCGGGGACGCGCTGGGATATTGTGCTGCGTGGCCAGAGCAATGGCGGCGCGGGGAGCACGTCCTATGACGGCTGGCTCAATGGCGTGCTCATGGGCACCGTCGGCGCTGGAGGCGGCTCGACGTGGGACTTCTCTGGGGGGATTACGACCGCCTTCGGATCGAATCCCTCCGGGAGTGGCTCGGTGCCGGATTGCTTCTATGAATGTATTCAGCAGTGGACGCGCAAACTCACCGATGAGGAAGTCTGGCGGCTGTATAACCCCCAGACGCGCTGGGATCTGTATTGGACGCCCAGTAATCGCACGTTCTTCCATGTGCCCACCGTCACCACGGGCAAAACGTTCTTCCTGATCCCGAACTAACGTGGCCTTCGATCCCCACGTTGATCTCGCCGTCAGTGCGGTCGCGGTCGCCCCCTCCCCGGCGACCTCCGGCACGACGTTCACGGTCACGGCCGGGCAAGGGGCCCGGTTCCCGAATCCCGGCACGCAAGGCTATGACCTCGTGGCGTGGGCATTGGGCACGATGCCCGATCCCACGAACGCGGAGATCCTGCGGGTCACGGGACTCACGGGGGACGTGTTCACGGTGGCGGCGAGGCCGTATGCCGTTACGAATAACGGCAACCGCGCCATTCTCGTGGGCGATCTGGTGGCGTTGGCGATTACGGCCAACCTGCTGCAAGACATCGAAGCGGCCCTGCCTGGGCCCACGGGGCCCACCGGCAGCACGGGGCATACCGGGGTCACGGGCCCCAGTGGTCCCACGGGTCCGACCGGGGCCCAAGGGACCGCGGCGCAACTGACCGGGCCCACGGGCCCGACAGGGCCAACGGGTGCGCAGGGCACCGCGGCTCAACTCACCGGCCCCACAGGGCCCACAGGCCCCACAGGGGCGCAGGGCACGGCGATTACGGGGCCTACGGGCCCGACCGGACCCACGGGTCAGACCGGCCCACAGGGGACCGCGGCTCAGTTGACCGGACCGACTGGCCCGACT